CCTCTTCCTTTGTGGGCTAAGATGGGCACGACGCTAAAAGAACCGCCCTACCCTGTTTTTGTCGAAGAGGGAACACGCCCGCACTGGCCACCCTATAGTGCCAGTAACCCGCGAGCTGCCGGATTAAGAAGCTGGGCACGTAGACACGGAATCCCTGTCTTTTTACTGGCACGTAAGATCGCACGGTACGGCACGAAAGGACATCATATGTTTGAGAAAGGGCTTTTAACCTATACTTTCTCTCACATGGATAGCCTCCTGAATCAATGCGCCCGGGATATCGAAGAGAGACTTAGATGAGTATAGCTGACATAAGAAGCGCAATAGCCACGGCAGTTAATATAATAATCCCCTGTGAGCCTTACTTCCCCGCTGTCGTTAAAATACCGTCTGCCTTTGTTCTACCTAAAAGCGGGGATTGGAATGTAACTCTGCCCCGGCAAATTGATAATACCAAGTACGAACTCACCGTTATTCTCGGACAGCAGGGCGTTACCGAAGAGATGCAGGCCAGACTTGATTCCTACTTGGAGTCAACCAATACCACGACTTCTCTCAAACTGGCGATTGAAAACGGCTCCTATGGGACTTCCGCCTCTTTTGTTCAGGTAACCGGCTGGCGGGATTATGGACCAGTTACGATCAATGAGACTAATTATTTGGGCGTAAAATTCGTTATTGAGACTAAATAAAGAGGTGATAATATGGCTTTTGTAAGTGTATCTACCAGTAAATTCTTTTTGGCCGACTCCGCTTCCACTTCCCAGGATATCTCCGCTTATATCAAGACCGTCGAAGGTCTTCCCGGGAAACGTGACCTGTTTGACCTCAGTGTTTTTGGGTCAGTTGGTCACCAGTGGGGTCCGTCGCTGCAAAATGCGGAATTCTCAGTCAATGCCTTGTATTCTGAGGATGCCACAACCGGAGCGGCCGCAATGTTCAATACGATGAGGACGGCTACTGTAACAAAGGCTTTCACATTTTATCCCAACGGCACGACCGGGAAAGCCATAGCCGGTAGCTGCTGGATGGACGATTATTCTATCCGCGCACAGGTGGGAGAGTACGTCCTGGCTAATATCCACATGAAAGCCGATAACGGAGTAACCGCCGCATCATAAAAGGAGAGAGATGGAAACTACACGCATTGAGTTAGAGGGAGATTTTGTTCTTGCCTATAAGGACCTGATGAGAAAAACCGCCCGTGCCGTGCAGACGGCATATCGCAAATACATGAAAGCCAAACCAGTCCCGTTAGCTGAGATCGAGAACTTGGACTATGAAGTTGATATCTCAGCGGTTGACCCGGACGAGATAGCCGAAATCATCATTTTGAATCAGGTAACGGAGTGGAGTTTCGGTCCCGTTACCAAAGATACACTGGATAAAATGCCTAATCAAAAATATCTGCGATTGCAAAAGGAGCTAGATGTGCTTTATAAGCCAGTCCCTTTAGCCGCAGAAGGGCAGAATCCTGCTTCCTCGCCCTTATCGACGGCAAGCCTCTACCGTTAGACATGCAGGACGCACAAGTTTTCGTTGATTTAGAATGTCATCCCACTATGGCAGAATTGGACACCATGCCGGTAACTTTAATCAACAACATCATGCTCTATAAGCAAATCAAGCAGGTTATGGAGAATGGAGGGGTACTCAAGATATGATAGAAACTACCCTGGGTATCATATTGCAACTAAAAGACAATGCCAGTGCCGGACTGATTAACTTCAAGAATAATCTCTTATCTTCCGGACAGGCTGTCAAGACGGTTGGGACGGAAACTCCCGGACTGGAGAATCTGAACGGGTCTTTGGCTCAAAGCCAGGTTGGGGTAAATAAGCTAAATACTGCGTCTATTAACCCGACTGTGAGCATCCAGGGAGTTGACACAGCCAACGTACAACTAAGAAGTATTGAGGATTCTCTTATCCGGAATAAAGCGGCAATTCGTGAGCTGGCTATGGGTACAACTTTCTTAGGCGTCTCTTTTATGGGCATGGGAACGATGCTTAAACAATCCAATATCGAGATGGTAGCAGGAATCGGGAACGTACTTAATCTGGTTGGTGGGGTCATGGCCTTTGTGGGTGCCTCTGCTTCTTTTATCAGCGCAATATCCAAAATGGTCAATGCTTTGAAAGCACTTAATGTCCAACAGGTAATCGCTAATGCCCTTTCCGGCCCCGGAGGATGGGCTAAACTCGCTATAGGGGGAGCGGTAGCCGGAGGCATGATATACGGAATATCCCGAATGTCTCAAGGTGGCGGGACGACAATCAACCAGACTAATAATTTTCACGGAACGGTACTGACTGAAAAGCAGGCAGGAGAGACGTTGAGAAGAGAATTTATTAAAACCCAACAACGTAATAATACGACGGGGATAAGATAGAATGGCTACTGGTGATATTGGTTCTATTGTTAGTTCATGGAATCATAGCGGTTCGTCAGTAAGTGGCGATTCCCTTATGTCTGTACTACAAATTAAAAATAATATCTATGTCGCTGTTTTTGCTCGAAATTGGGAACAGAGCTTAACCATGCTGACCTTTTCAGTTAACGAGTCAACTGGGGCAATTAGTGTTATAGATGGTCCTGATGATATAAACCCATTAGGAGTAGGTGGTTATACTGAAGGATACCAGCAACCTTCGATATTCCATATCACTGGAACAATCTATTCAATCTGCTATGGGTGGCGAGATGGAACTAATTATATCTACGCCTCGACTATTAATATTGCAGACAATGGGATAATCGAAAGCGTAATTGCTAATCAATCACTAGCATCAGGTTATTTAGTAGTATCTAGAATAGCTCTAACGCAAAACCTCACAGGATTTTACGGCTGCATAGGTGTTAGGAACGGAAGTAATAATCCTGGGTGTTTATTATTCTCATGCAATGCGGCTGGAACTTCTATATCGCTTCTTGACATTTATTTGGACAGTTCTGTTTCTGGCAACTTTCACTATGATCTCAAAATCTTATCTAGTAATAAGGTGGTTTTCTGCACCTCTTACTCATCGGGCGAGACAGCTATCGTTCGTACGCTCCTGCTTGGTTCATCTATAAGTTTAATAGACTCAGAAGTAATATCAGGAGTAGGTTCTGGTAATTTACATATATGCCAGATAGATGGTTCTTTATGGGCGGGTTCTTATACTTATAATTCATTATGCTACTTATTTACCTTTACCATAGATTCAAGTGGCAATATAAGTTCAGTTATAAATACAAAAGACATCGAAACTTCGGATGTTATCACTGCTGTTGGGTCTGCCTATAATTGCTCTGATAGTATAATCTTTTTATTCGGTTATAAGTCAGGCTCATCAACCCTGATAACTTACTCTGTTGCATCCAATGGAACTATTGGCAATCTGGTTGATTCGGCGGGACTCAGTGTAATTGGTTATTCCTGCTCTGATTTGGTTAAGGTTAATAATTCCTTTTCTTTATTAAGTTATATGGTAACCGTTAGCCAAGCAAGATTAGGTAGTCTCTCCATAGAAACACTACCTGATTTTACAGGCCTTATTCTTGAACTCGCCTTTAACCAGTCTATCTTCACTGAATCTCCTATCTGGACAGATGTTACATCAGAGTTGATGGCCTTAAATACCAAGCGGGGCCGGATGCACGAACTCTCCCGGATAGAAGCGGGAACGGCTACCTTTATTTTAAATAATTATGGGGGCAACTGGTGGAGACTAAATTCCAGCGGGGATTACTATGCCCTGAACTCAGGTTCCCAGAATGTCAAACCGCTTACACTCACGAGGCTCAGGAAATTTTACAACAGTATCGAATATCCTATCTGGTATGGGGTAACGGAATCTTTTAAACCCAACTGGCTGGATTTAGCCGGTTTCGGTCCCGTTATGGAATTGTCCTGTGTCGATCTTTTTAAATCCTTTGCTCGTTTTAATATTAATTCATTACCCGGAGATGTGATAAGCGGTGTGTCTACTCCAGCCGTAACTGGTCTGGCCTCTCACGCTTCTACCGGCTCCAATTCAATCTATGTCAATTCGCTGCAAAATCTATTCACCGGGCAGTCGCTCAAAATAGCAGACGGCTCTACCAGCGAGACTATGTACATTACCTCAATGGTTACAAGTACCAATCAACTAATTTTTACTACCAATTTAAATAACACCTATAATTCTTATATAAACGGAGGCTATATCAAAAAATTCCCCTACTGCCTGTCCGGGCGCAGGGTGTGGGATGTTTTATTTGAACTGGGCTGGCCGGTATCTTTATCTGACATCGATGCCGGACAGGTTTACGTTATAGAGCATGAACCGCCCACTGGAGGGACTAACGCAATGGAGCACCTCCAGGATATAGCCGAATCGGAGGACGGCTTAATCTTCATCTCTCCTGAAGGCCATGTGACCTACCAGGATTCCATAGCGCGGCAGAGTTCACCTTACAATACTTCGCAATTTACTTTTAAAGATGACGGCTCCACAAGTACCTCCAGGTTTGTGAAGCCAGAGATTTCAGATGACGACACTTTTATCTATAACGAAGCCGATATCTCCGGTCCTGGTATTAATGAACAAATTTATAGAGATACGGTCTATCAATCCGAACAAGGTGAACGGGTTCTAGTCCGCAAAGAATCACAAATCTACCATGATAGAGATGCCTTTTCCCAGGTTTTTACTTTAGTCGAAAGATATAAAGATTCCAAGACCAGAGTACAGAACCTCCTCATTTACCCGGACGCTTCTCCCGCCGACCTCTACCCCAAAGTGTTAGGCTATGATATTTCAGACCGGATAACCTTACAAATTAACTCAACCAAAAACCCGGCTAATTTAGACCAGGCTTACCATATCGAAGGAATAGAACATGAATGGGACGCCAAAGTCAACCGATGGGAGGCCAAATGGCAACTATGGGACATTAATCAATACCGCAACTTTCTTTTATCCCATGCGGGTTATGTGCTGAACATCAGTGCCGTGAGTTATAACAGTTGCCATGATGCGGCTGTAGGAACGGCGGCTACTAACGATGGGCTGACCACCAGGATAGGACAATTACAATCAGCCGGCGACTATACTATTTATCGCGGCTATCTGGAATTTGAGAGAACAGCAACCACCGCCGCTTTGAATGGAGCTGTCATTGTCTACACTCTGGGCGGGCAGAATGTTGATACGCCTTTTGATTTAACTTTAGTATCTGCCGGAACTTCAGATAATCCTTTAACCACGGCTGATTACGGGGAAATCGGAACAGGAACCACTAGCTACGGGAGCGTGACAATCAGTCCTCCTATTACAGAAGGTCAGTTTTACAATATAGACCTCAATACTACCGGAATGGATTACGTAAACTCAGTCAGTACAACAATTAAATTCGGAGTAAGAAGTTCATTAGATATTGCAGGGACTTCCCCCTCACCGCCTCCTGTTTCTTTAGATAGACAATGGTGTTCCTTAATGACTGATTTGGATGATGATAGAATGCCAAGAATCTTCTTGAGGTTGGGTTAAATGGCCAAGATAGGTTATTCTAGAACAGATAACCACGGCAATGAATATGAATTGACAGGTAATAAAGACGTTGCCGGGGGTTATGCCGGCTTAGACTCAACAGGTAAGATTCTTTCCAGTCAATTACCTAATTCCTCTTTGAATCAATATATGCCCCTCTCTGTTTTGGGAACGGGCAGGCTGGGTTTGTGCGCTTTGGGAATGGAATATACTATTTTGGGTTATGGTAGACTCGGACAGACCTATTTAGGAGGTTAATTTATGAGTACAGGGAGCGCAACTTCAACCGGGGATGTTTTAACGGCAGCCAAGATAAACCTGAAGCTTGAAACGGTCTCGACCGGAGATATATTAACCGGTACGGAAATCAGTACGCCTTATCTTGTCAGTCCTACTATCTCCAGCGGGATGACATTAGATGGTCAGGTCAGCCGGACAGCTACGACAGCTATCACGCTGGGAATTGGAGATATCGGCAAAATAATTTACTGTGCGGTAGATGGGACTTTTATTACCCTTCCTTATCTGAATTCTACCACCATCATAGGTGGAGGCAGTTATACTATTAAGAATACAGGCACTACCGGAGCGGTACAGGTTATTCTTATCACCGCGACCGGACAGGCGATAATCGGAGCGGATATCTCAACGACTAATTTGATTTCGAACACAAAGGTAACGGCTGATAAAGGGGATTACGTCTCTGTAGTGGCGACAGCCTCGACTACCTGGTATATCTCGGGACTTGTAGGAACGTGGGCTAGTACAACATAATGCCGGAGCGAGGATGAGTACTTGCAAATATGGAGACAAATTAACGCTAAGAGAACTTGACGTTGCCTACTTAATAGCTCAGGGCAAGCACAATAAGGAGATCGGGAAGGAACTATTTATATGTGAAGGCACTGTCAGGAATCATATTTCATCCATTTTTATTAAGAAAGGGTATTCATCACGTCTTCAAATTGCCATTGAGTTCTTGTACGTTTTGAATGAAGGCAAAGGAATATGAAGCTAATATTTATAGGACTGGCTATTTTAGTCTTAGCCTTCATCTCGATAACCGTAATTCAATTCATCAGGTGGCTATAAATTGAGATGCAAACCCCAAAATTTTAATGATTTTCTCGCGCTAATATTGGCTTTGGCTATTATAACTGTCTGGGTAACGGAAGCCGCTGGCTGGATAGCCATACAGGGAGAGGTCAACGGCGCTCTCATAGCTACTTTTACGCTGATTATACAATACTATTACCGTCGCAAACCAACAGAATCCTAAATAAATGAGAACTTTATGTCAGGTGAAACTATCG